CCAATCGGACGCCCTTGGGGTAGGCAATAATCCAGATCCTTTCCCGGCGGTGCGGTGCACCCACGTCGGCTGCTCGTATATCTTGCCATTCAGCATTATACCCGATTTCATACAACGATTGTAAGACTTGCGTAAGTCCTCGAAAAGTAAGGGCTCCGACATTTTCCATGATTGCGAATTTAGGTCGTAAAATCCTAATTGCTCTCCAATATTCATACCAAAGACCAGACCTTTTCCCTTCAAGTCCTGCCCCCTTTCCAGCAATTGAAATATCTTGACATGGATTACGGGAAGCCGCCTGTTATTATCCAGGTAGCTTCCTTTTTTGTTTCCTTTTCAATTACATTATTTTCTTTATGCCATGCGTGATGACATTTTTGACACAACCATAATACATCTAATGGTTTATTATAATTACAATGATGAGCTTGTATTTTTGTTCTACCATCTCTAAATGTTCCTGTATTGTTACACACTTCACAATGTGTTTTTCTTTTTATTATTCCTTTTCTTATTGCTACTTCTAATATATTTTGAGCATTATCATCTGCTTTTTTACCACCTCTATAAAAATGATTTTCTTTTCCATATCTTTTGTTACTTCTTAATTTTATTCTACGTCTTAATAAATCCCACATAGCCTGCTTTGATACTGCAAAATATCCACCAATATCTGCTAAAGACATTCCTTTTTCATACATTTTTATAGACTCGTTTACTTGTTGCTCTGTTAATTTTTTCAATTTTCCTGCCATATTTTTACTCCAATCATCTGAATTGGAATAATCATAGCATTTCTTGACACTATTGTCAAGTGATGAATATATTTTTAGCCACTCAAAATCTATCTTAGTAATATCACCCAATTCTATAGAATTAGGAAATCTAAGTTTATATAATTTACAACAATATTTTTCAACTTCAGAAAAATAATGATTTTCAAATTTCATACCTGCCATGTGTGCGCCCTTTGCAAAGCCACCTATTCCAGAAAATAAATCTAAATAATTATATTTATTTTTCATAATTTTTTATCAATATATTATCATCAAACCCGGCGCTTAATCTTTTGATAGCATTTACTAATATTTTATTTTCATAAAAAGAGTTATGTCTGAATATTTTTGATTCTTTTTTCAAATAAAATCTATCGTTATGATACCAATACAGACCCCATGACCCGACCTCTTCAGGTTGTATCAATCCCTTGACACATACATAAAACCTTTTTCTGCCGAGGTGTGGTTTTTCTTTTATGAATTCTTTCAGGCCCCGATTTTCCCAGTAAATTTTATCATGTTCACCTTTCATTCTTAAAAAATAATTACAGGTGTATTTTATTCGACATATTTTATTTTTATCTTTTAAGAAATCTGTATAATTAACTTTGATTTCAAATAGAGTTGAATAACTATTTTTAAATGTTAAGACGTCGGGGTGTTCCACGGCCCCCATAATTTGATATTCGTAAAAAGCAATATCAGATTTTTTTATAAATCTTTCAGCTGTTAATTTACATAGTTCAAAATGTTTCATACTCTCCCAATTCCAAAAAAATACCCGGCGCGCCTCTTCATACCCGCCGGGTCGATTACCTAAGCTATAAAATCTTTATTTCAAATAGACCGTCCTCCTCTTTTTTTTCGTTACGGAATACCTTGCCGAAGGAATTACCGTTTCCCTACTAAAATTACTTCAAACACCTAACGCCAACGGCGCCGCAGCGTTCTTGCGGGTGGCGGAATTGAACCGCCTCTTTCCATCGGCAAGAAAGATTTTATTCCAGCCCTGAAATGCTTCCATTACACTAACCCGCACAAAAAAAAATGCTTTTTAAGTCGCGACCTGGGCAAGCAGGGAATAATAAAACCCTACAAAATCACGACTTAAAAAGCATCCTGAAACAATTATTTTTTTTAATTTGCCCATATTGAATTCTAATTATACATATCCATTATTTTATGTCAAGAACTTTTTTTATTTTTTTTCTTGATCCGGTTTATATGTAGATAGTTTACTGTAATATTTTCCTCTGGTTATATTTTTAAAAAAATCAATATCAAGATTCTCTATAAAAAATTCGAGACAATCAAGAAAACCCCTGTCATATTCAGTACCATTGTATTTATTTATTTCAATATCCTCCACCTTTTCAATATGTTCTATTATAATATCTTTTATCGGTATGTTTCCTATAACTTCAAATTTATTACCCAGACCATAATTTAAAACTACACCTTCCTGATTCCAACACTTTATAAAACCTTCATCATAACATAAAAAAATCAAAACCCTGTCCGGGTTTGTTGACCCTGCATACGTATTTAGTAAGATATCGCCTGTTTTCATTTCATCACCACCTTTTCAATATATTAAAAAAAAGTCTTGATCTCAAACCCGCCGTCGCTTTTCTTAAAATCTGTTTTCATCTTCAGATGTCCTTTTTTCTGCAAAATCCTACAGATATAATCAGGCCGTGTCACCGCTTCAGGCAATTCCGATAATTGAAACCATTTATCAAAAAATTCTTTTTCTATGATTTTTAAAACCATATCTTGATGTTCTGTCAGTTTATCATTTTCCATATCTTTTTACTCCTCCTTAAAAGCTTTTTGCAAATCGAAAAGAGAAAACCAGTATTTTGGACAATCTCCATTACTCAATGAAGTATGTTTTTTAATCCAATATTCAAAATCGCAATCTTTCCAGAAACCTGTTACAACATGACATGAATCCATAACAATTCCGACTAACTCGTCGTAGGGCATGGTATCAATTGGTTTTAATAACTTTTCTTTTTTCATCCGACACCTCCTATATTTTTTAGAATAACATTCCATCAAGTTCTTTTTTCTTTTCACATTCATGTATATATTTTCGCAACAATCTTCTGACAAGTTGTGACGCCGTAGTATCGGTGTCGATGCAAATCTTTTTCAAGTCTACATACAATATTTCATCAAGTAATATATTTATTTTATTTTTCATAACTTGCATCTATTCCTCCTTTCAATTCTGATACGATATGTATAACTGTTAATACATATAATAAACTATAAAATATAACACTATGCACAGCGCCTAACACCGCGGAAAGTATAACCATAAAAATAAATATAATTGCTAAGATATAAGCGATTATATCAAATTCATTTATCATCACTTTTCCCTTTCTTCTATAGTAGTATCTTTTTTCATCCATTCCCTTAAAATGCGGTTTGCTTCTTCTATATTTAATTCCGGAAATTCAGTCCGAAAAAATGGAACCACTGAAAACATATCTGTATTACCACTTCCTTTTAAACCGTCGAGATAGAGAAAATACTTCTTCCTTTCCTTAATCAATTTTCGCAAATGGTTGCCTCTTGCTATACCACAGCCGGCGGTCTTCTCTTCAGTTTTTAGATAACATCGAATCAAACCTCTAATTATTCTTGACGCCGTATCGTCTCTATCAAGTGCAATTTGCTTCAATCTTTTCCAGTCCTCGCGATTAATATTTATAGTAATCACTGTTTTATTTTTCATCTTTCTTTCCTTTTTCCTTTCATAATTTTTTTCGACATGTGTCGCAGACATGTATCAGATACATGTCTTTTTTTTATAATCTTATATGTTTAAAGTTAACATATAGATATATTAATGTCAAGACTTTGTCAAGGTATTTTCAAAATCTTTTCAAAATCATACATGTTTGAGACATGCTGGAGACATGCTTTTTGAAACATTGTCAGAAAAAAACACGTTTTTGTAATATTTTTAGCAAATCGGAAAGGGGGGGGGTGTTCCCTAAAAAAAAAGGGCGTAACTCCTTATATTATATATATATATATCATTAATAGATTAATTAATAGTAATAATAGTTCCCTAAAATATTACAATATTACACATATTACACAAATCTATAGATACGTCTGGAAAAATAAAAAAAAATTCAGGAATTTACCTATATATTTTTTGTGTTTTACCTATGTCTATAGATTGTGTAATATTGTCAGGAAACGATGAAAAATCACGTAACTCCTTATGCCATAAGGAATTAAATATAACACCCCCCCCAACCCAATTTGTCAGAAAAATAAGGGACTCTCTCTAACTCCTTATATTATATATAATTAAAAAATTACAAAGTGTAATATTTTAGGGAACCCTAATTTTTCATATATTGGGGTTTTTTGCTTGACATTTTCAGCGGTTTCATTATAATAATGATATGGGTAATTATGAATCTGATAAAATCTGTACCATCTGTGGAAGACAAAAAAATAAAAAAAACCATTTCTATAAGGAGGCGAGGGTTAAAGATGGATATAGATCTGTTTGCAAGACTTGCGAAAATGCAAACAATATTAAAATTAAAAGTAATGGGAATATATTTTTTTCAGAAGAAATCATAGCGATGTCGAAAATACACCGAACAACAAAAGTAAAATATTTTGGATATTTTACCGGGCTGCTTGTCTATATCCGGAACGCCGAAATTTTAGCGTTTTCTGTTTTAGTTGGTTCTGAGATTTTTAAAACTGCAACAGAAGGAAAAGCCTGGTTGTGTCAACAGGTTGTAAAAGCCGGGGATCAAATCAAAAAGGGATTGTTAACAAATTTATAAATGTTATTTAACGATTTTTGGATAAAAGATATAAATGTCCGCCAACAAAATTTAGTAATAGAATATCTTCAAAACGCCTGTCAAGTTTTTTCTGGTATTGGTGGATATAAAAATATACAATATGTAAAAAGTTTTCTCAATTCAAAAAAAGGTCGAACCGCCGTCCGCCGTTATTCGGAATATTTATTTGATTTAAAAAAAGATACCGTGAAGCTACAATTATTAAAAATATATATGATTCGTACATTTTACAATCCCGCCGATATCTTGACAGCGGACGGGGAATTGCTGCCAGAATATAATGATGATTTGAAAAATTTAAACGACCTCGCCTATTGTATCGAAGGAATTGAGAAAACAGCTACCGGCGTCCGGGGAAATTTAAAAATAAAACTATGTGATAGAGACAAGGCCAGAGAAGTTATTGAGAAATTATTCAACATATACGACCGCGAAGATGTCGACGACAACACCGGCGATATCTCTGTATTCGAAATGACAGACGAGGAGCGGGATCTTGAAATAAAATATTTAATAGAAAAAGATAAGGGAGTTGAAAAATGAATTTCGCGATGTGTGAAAAACAAAGTATTATAAACCTGGATACTATTATTACTTTTTCTAAAGTGTCCGATAGCCCTATGTATGGGATAGAATTTCAATCTATTTCTAAAGATGTTTGGTGGTGGTGGTTTAAGTCTGAAAATGAAAGGGATTTTAATTTCAAAAAAATAGTTAAAAAGATTTTAACAAAAGAATGAAAAAAGAATTATCTGATATAGAAAAAAATAGACTGCTCACTTTGTTAAGACAAAAAGAACGCGATAAAATCCCGCCTATTCTTGCGCCGCTGTGGAAACCATACCGAAAAAAAATGATTCATGGGGGCCGTGGGTCTGCGAAAACTCAGACCGTGATAAGAATAAAGATAAGACAGGCGTCTATAAAAAGACATCGTGTTATATGGGCGCGTGAAATCTTTGGTTCAATTGAGGATTCTATATATGATGAAATTGTTATTTTATTAGATAAACTAAAATATCCGGGTTGGGAAATACAGAATACAAAAATTGTAAATAAAAGAACTGGATCTAAATTCATTTTTAAAGGACTCCGAGACCTTAAAGCAACAAGAAGCCTGAAAGGTCTTGCACATTATGACAGCATCGTCGTCGACGAGGCCGAAGGCGTCTTGATGGATTCCTGGGATTTAATCGTCCCGACATTCAGAGAAATGAATTCGGAAATCTGGGCAATATTTAACAGGTATGAAGAGCTTGACCCGGTGTATCAAAAGTTTTGTATAAACCCCGATCCGGATACCCTTGTAATAGAATGCAACTGGCGCGATAATCCATTTTTTCCAGAGGTGTTAAGAAAAGAAAAAGATATTGATTTCAAAAACGACCGTGACAAGGCCCTGCATATCTGGGAAAATCATCCTATTGCACAGCTTGAATTCGCAATCTTTACACGTGCCATAGTTGACGCCGCTACAAAACGAGACTGCAAAGAGGACGGCCCTCAAGTGTTAGGTGTTGACGTGGGTCGGTTCGGCGACGACCCCACGAAAGTATATGAAAGGCGCGGGTCCAGTTGTATAAAATTATTTGAACGCAAGATGGAGGCGCCTATAAAAACAGCTCGTGAAATCGCGGCGCGTGCCGATTCAAAATATACCTTAATGAATATCGATAACGGCGGACTGGGCGGCGGCGGCATGATCGATGCGCTTGAGGATCTGGGATATAAAAATATTACTTCAATCAATTTTGGTGGTACCGCAAAGAATGACAAGGAATATGCGAATGTATCAACGGAAATGCATTTTGAATGCAAGGATAAATTACAATTCGCATCCATTCCAAACGATATAAAATTGAGACAGGACCTGACCGGACGCCTTTTTGGATACGATAAGAAAATTAGAAAACGGATCGAGGATAAGGAAGCATTCAGAAAAAGATATCACCGGTCACCCGATGACGGCGACGCCGTCGTATTATGTTTTTATGATTCTGGTAAGAGATTGATTATCCCAGATATCGACCGCCGGAACTTAAAAGAAAAAGTCAAGCAGAGAATTGCGAAAATTAAAAGGCGGTTTATCTCATGAAAAAAAAAGTTTACCTCGCTGGACCTTATCAGGGGACTAAAACAGAAATTGAATCAAATATTGAAAAAGTAATCAGGGCAGCAAAAAAATTAAGAGACACCGGATTTAATGTTTTCTCTCCACACCTGAATTTTACATTTTGTAAGGATATCGAACACACTACCAAAGGGCGTAAATTGATCATGGAGATGTGTTTTCAATTTATTTCGGTATGTGATATCTTCGCTTTAATGCCGGGCTGGAGTAAATCAGTGGGCAGTCGTGAGGAGCTTGTGAGGGCACGAATACAGAATAAAGAAATAATTTATTTGACAGATGAATATTTTTAAGATATAATTTTATACAGGAGGCAGCGTATGTCATCATTTTCGGATTGGTTTGGGAGTTTGTGGACGGGGTTATTCTCGTCATCAGAAAGTAATACAAATAGAATGAATAAAAACAGGTCATCGAGTACCGCCGTCAATCTAACATTTCCAACGACGGTGAATTATGACCTTGCAATGGGTTTATATTATAATACGGTGGCGGGTTATAAGCTGGGGGCGCATCTCTGTTATGCTCCGATTTCAATACCTCTTGCATTCATGGGGTTTCCCCATTTTGACCTCGACGACTGGGACGCCGTAAACAACCGTGAATTCTGGGAGGATAAATTTAAATTTTATAATGAAAAGTATATAATTAAAAAACAAGAGATTCAGAAATTATGTCATATCGCGGGAACTATTGGAATTTTTCCCTGGTTCGATTCAGCGGCCGGTTATGTGAAATGGAATTTTATAAAACCAGAATATGTCTCCAAGGTGTTGATCGATATCACCACAAAAGAATTAAGCGGAATAATTACAAGTATTAATTACCAGTTCAATTATGAAGATGGTAAAAACTATTACTTTGAGGAGACGACGAAATATACAAAAGATAAAATAATCACAACACGCATCGGGGAGGTTCCTCCGGGCATACGAACAGGAGAAATCAGGCGGAATCCTACGAAAATGTTGCCAGTGTTTTTCACCAACAATAAAGAACCCGGCGAATTCGAGGGCCATTCCGACCTGGAAAGGATTTTGCCGATTATAAAAGCTTATTCAGAAATCAATTTACGCGCGCATGAGGAAGCTATGAATATGAAAACTAAATTGATTCAGGGTGTCGAAGATTATAAAAAATGGATGACAAATAACGGCTTCACCGATGTTGATGATATCAGTATTGAAAATATTGATTTTGTTTTTAATAAAGCTGGTGTTGAAACCACAGAGGTCCAGGTGCCGAAAAATTTGATTGATAATCATATCAAGTTAATGAATCTTGATTTCTGGGGAATAGTTCAAGGTTCGGGCTTGCCGGAAATATGCTGGGGGTTGAAAATGGAAGGGAATCACGCCTCCGCCGCTGAACAGATGGGAATATTTTTATCTTTTATTGGATCGAGACAGATACAGGTCAATAATTCATATCAAGAATTGATGGAGGCGACGCTGTTGCTTGAGGCCATAGCATATAATCAGACGCCGCCGGAGGGATTCGTGAATATATGGAATGACCTTGATAGTTTGACAGAGGTTGAAAGGTCCGAGATATGGAAAAATTACAGCGATGGTATACAAAAATTAAGCGATTCACAAGCGATAGACCTTGAGGGTGTTCATACCCTGCTGAAGGAATTAACCGGGGGTAAGATAACATCCGATTTTGATGATTTCAGAAAACAGATAGAAGAGTATGGAACTATGAAAGCATTTTTGGATCAAGATTTTGGTGGTATGCGGGATTTTACAGAAGCCGGGGCAGGTGCCGAGGATAAAGATATCATCCCGGCAAAATCTGAAAAGCAACAGAGTAACGGCGTCAAATGACACAATCAGAATTCTATGAGGCCCAGAGACAATCCAGAATAGAATACAGGAAAGTATTCCAACAGGTCAACAAAGACCTCGGCGACTTATATATTGATGCCGCCGACGAGGTGGCGGAAAAGATAAAAACTCTTAACCTGAAAGGTAAAGGAAAATCATTAACCGCCGCCTCCTTGAAATCGTTGGAAACAACTTTAAGAAAAACAGGCGCGCGAATTGCGGGCGGCTCTGAACAGATAATAATTAATAGTATCGACGATTCCATAACAATCACGAATCAACCTCATCTAACGTATTGGGGCGACGCCCTGGGTATTGCTGATATCGACAGAATAGAATTTGGTGTCATCGAAAAAATGTATTCACAATTAAATGAAACATTAATTGGATTGACACATTCAAGAGTCTGGCAGGATGGTTATAATTTCAGCGATAGGATATGGGGGTTTCCCGGTTCCGACAAACAACCATATTTACCGGGTTTTGCAAAACACTGGGAATTTGATGTAAAAAAAATTGTTACGATGGGACTGGCTCAAAATAGAGATGTTCTGCAGATTGCAAAAGATTTGACTGTTTACGCCGTGCACGGTAAAAAAGGCGTTATGAAAAGATACGGGGACTTAGTCGAAGGAACCTCAGCATTCGCGAAAAGGATTCCAAAACATATTGATTGGCGCGCGTTACGGTTGGCTCGGTCTGAATTATTTATTTCTTTACAGGACGCCGCGAAATTTCAAGGGAAAATGAATCCAGCTGTTAGAAAATATAAATGGAACTTGACCGGTGGTGTAACCCGCCCCGCTGATGATCCATGTCCTGATATTGCTGCTGATTCACCATACCTGGTAGAAGAGGTTCCGGATTATCCACACCCAAATGGAATGTGTTATATTACGCATATCATAATAGGCCGTGACGAGTTTGTTAATGATCTTGTGGACTGGGGGCAGGGCGTCGGCGTGCCATATCTTGATAACTGGTATGTTAATCAGTACTTGCCGGCAATTTAATTGATTCTTTTGATATCTCAATTTCAAGAGAAATTATTATTTTTAAAAGCTTGTCAAAATGTTCGATACTTCTTTGAGTATCATTTTTTATTAATTTCAAATTTTCTTTTAACATCTCTGTAAGATATTTTTTATCTTCTAAGTTGATATCAATATATTTCATTTTCTATTCCTTCCCATGCTAAAATAAAAACATTTTATTTGTTTATTAAATTCTATTGCTAAAGTGACACATTTTTTAAAAGCCCTTATAATAAAAGACACATTTTTTTTTACCATATAACTCCTTAAAAAAAGCCGGGGCAGTAGCTGGGAGGCTTATACCCCGGTTATAGAAGGACAACAGCTTATAGCAGTTGTACGCTGTCAGGATTGGCACGGTTACCCGACACACCGTCTTTTTATATCAGCCTTTTTTAATTTTTTCAAATCATTTTCAGTCAACAGATATTGAGAAAAAGATTTATTTCCTAATTTCTGTACACCTAATAATTTACAATGTTTTCTGATTGTCCTTTCAGACAATTTTAATAATTTTGCCGTCTCCGGTACCCCTATCGGGAATTTTACTCTCTTCATACATTTTCCTTATCTTTCTATAAGACTTTTTGCACTAATAAGATTTTCGTTAACAAACCAGGCACCACCCTTTTTAATAGCTGCTTTTTTTGCCCATATAAGAGAATGGTATACCTTGCCTCCGGCTTCATGTTGTATGACATAATTATATTTTTCTCTTGCTTCTTTATAAGTCAAATCTTTCATAATCTCTCTCCTCGATAGCGTTTATTATGCTTTCACATTCACTATCTATGTATAATATACCACAACCGGCATTCAAAGTCAAGCGAATTCCGAAAAAAAAATAAAAAAAACCTTGACAGAAAAAGAAATATAGATATAATTATAGTTAATATAGTAGCTGGGAGGCTATTTCTTTGAAAAAATGTAAAAAAATACTTTCCGAAGACCCAAAATCCTGTAAAACACATATAAACCTATCTATCGACCCCGAAACAATACCAACACTGATACCGGCAAAAAAGCTTGAAATGATTCAAAAAGATGATAATAAACCATATTATGCAGTTGAAGAGATACTTGATATTACGGAGGCTGCAAATCGGGTTGTATTTTCAAAGGAATTTTGGGAGTCTTATCTGAAAGTATTAAATAAAAGACCTATTCCCGGCTCAAAAGAAGGACATACATATTATGGATCTAAAACACCGGATAACGACTTTTATCTGATAGGTGCAAAAATTGAAAAAAACAAAGTTTTTTTAAAAAACTATATCCCACCGGAAGGCGAAAAATCATCAAATACAAGATTTATTCAGGATACTAAATTAGGTTTAAAACATTTTTCAATAGTTGCCTGGACCGAGGATCTGATTGAAGTTGATGAAAATGGTATGATAAAACAAATCACCGCCATTAGATCCGTCAAAGGCGAACGAAACGACGCCGTCGAGGTCGGAATGGGTGCGATGGATCAAAAAGTTAATAAAGATAATAAAGATAAAACGGATTCTGAAAATCCAAAAATTAAACAGGAGGCTTATATTATGCCAGATGATCAATTCAAAGATATGATAAAAAATCTTAGTAACCAGATAGAAAACGGGACCGTAACAAAAAAGGAACTTGCGAAAAGTCTGGGTATAGAAATTGTAACCGACAAACATACCGCCGCGCTTGAGTTGGTTGGTAGTATTATAAAAATAGTAGGTGATAAACCTATAGAAACAATCAAGGAAATGCAGGCGAATGAGGAAAAGGTGAAGACTCAGGCGTATAACAACACCCGTGAAAAATTAATGTCCGAGGCTTTTGGAACTGAAATTGTAAAAATTGATGGAAAAGAAGAAACGAATTTGAAGAGACAGGCCGCCGAGGCATATGTGAAAACAGATATTCAGACAGACGAGGCGCTTGCTGCTGAAATAAAAACAGCTAAAGAAAACCCCGTAGTATTATCGTTTTCATTTCAAGAGGCCGATTTCACAGCTAAAACCAATATTGTAAAACTTGATAAAAAGGATTCTGAATTAATCAGTTCAGAATATGAAGAGATATAAAAATAATTCTGAATAATCAGGATTAAAAAATTAGAATTTAAATCAGGAGGTATTATATGTCAAATATGCCAGTTCGACCGTGTAATGATAGGCAGTTTTACGACTATTACAACGACGGCGGTGCCGCTATGGTACAGTATCAATTTGCGCTTGATGTGAATCAAGACGATGTAACTTTTCCGCTTTTCGGATATATTGTGGATGACAACGGCGTAGCCGATGAAGCCTATGGAAAACTTGTTGTACCCGTTGGCGCTGTTTTTCAAATAGATCAAATCGACGCAACCGTTGACGACCTTGCGCGGAATGACGCCCTTTACATGTCACCCGGTCAAGGAAATTTGCACGCGGTGGCGTTAGAAGGTGACTACTGCGTCGCCAAACTTGTTGAAGCTCAAGGGGATAATGACTGGGTGCTTGCCCAATTGATTCCACCTTTTCCAGTAGAGGAAGCAACTTAAATAATTTGATATAAAAATAAATAATTCAGGAGGTGGATTAATATGGCACAAATTTTGAATGCAAAAGAGATTGCAAGATATAATTTTAAAAACAAAGTCGCCCGCCAGATTAAAGTTTATAATTCTAGCGGAAAGGCTATGTGGTCAACGAATAAAAATCATGAAATCGAAATGATTGACAAACGACAGATCCGTAAAACGATTTCTAAGGCGTCACCAACATACAAGGGGTCGGCGGCTTATTATGAGATGTGGAATAAGATTGAATCCCGATTAAAGTTATGTAAAAAGGCTGGGATTTCAAGCTTGAAACAAAACATAACACATTACCCGGCGGGTGCCGAGGATTTATTCGATTTGCTTCGTAAAGATATAACGGCGAGGGTTTTAGAAATGACCGACTGGACACCGTTTATCGCTAATATAGAGCAGAATGATAATTTTACAAATCCTTATAATCCGCAGTGGTTGTATAAATATGTTGCGCCGTTTGGTGAGATAACCGGGCGCGGTGATCCTGTCAGACTTGTACAGATTAAAACGGGTGCAAAAGAAAGCATGTATTTTACTATAGAAGGTGTGGGATTTGAACAGGATTTATATAATCAGCTTTTTAACGATATCTTTGAAATGCGGAAAGTAACGGAGGCGATAGCCGAAGGTTATGTTCTAAAAAAGAATGATTATGTATTTAATCCTATATTCAATTTTGGATACGGTGCCACTAAAGTTGTGGCAGCAGTGACAGCATACACCTATGAACAGAATCTGTATGATACGATTCAGAACGCAATTGAAACGCTGGGACTGTTGCAAGATTTTCAGACCGGGGAAAATATTGACATTCTATCTGGATTGACTCTGATTTGTCATTCTACAAGAGTAAGAGGATTAAACAGGTCACTAAATGGAGAGTTGCGGAACGGTAGCGAAGTCAAGAACCTTTCAGCGGTTAAGGAAATTACAAGAATCATACCGTATAACACTAAATATCAAAACTATGGTAATGAGAGAATTGAATATGAGGGTTGCGCACGTAATGTTGCTTATCTTTGTGTACCACACAAATTTAATTGGCTTGCACTGAAAAGGGATCTAACACATGTGACAGGCCCCGGTGACACTTTCGGAATAACATCCGATAGAGAATCCTGGTATTTTGTACCATCTGTATATAATACTCAGTTTTTTGGTGGTGACGAAAACGATCCGTTAACTAGCGAAGATCCAACGGTAATGACTCAGGCGTATGGCTATATAGTAGCCATAGAACTTCCCGACGTAATTGAGGAAGCTACCTAATAGATAATATAAAATAATAAACGGGGTGGGGATGTTTTCATGTTTTTCCACCTCGTTTTTTATAAAAAAAATTATGAAAATTGTAACTGTTCAATTTGATTATCCACACCGCCCAAAATATTCACTACTTCTGAAAATTTTCAGAGAATCAGTAAAAATATATATGCCGGGTGTTGAATTGATCGAATTTCGAACCGATGCGCCTGTCAATAAAACAGGCCGACCGCTTAACTTTAATTACAACGATTTTAAATTAAATATATGGCTTGAGTATCTCAATAAAACAGATGAAAACGTTATTTTTGCAGATTGCGATATGATGGCGATTAAAAACGCGGAGCATGCTTTTGACATTCCGTTTGACGTCGCGTTTACGGCCAGGACCATAGTAAAAAGAATCCCTATGAATGGCGGGATTATGATGGCCCGACCTACGGCGGCGGCGCGTGCATTTTTCAAAGAGATGAGGGATGTTAATAGGAAAATGTTAAAAGATGTTGACTTTCACCACCGGTGGCGGCGGCGGTATGCGGGAATGAATCAATCCGCCTTTGGTTATACCTATGAACAGGGACACCACGGCGCGAAGGTCCATAAATATAAAACGCTGGAATGGAACGCGGTGGATTGTGACTGGCACCTAATTAATAACTCGACGGTGTTTGTCCATTATAAATCCAAATTAAGAAAATTGATTCTGGCAAATAAAATACCGTTCGGAAATTATAAGAAAGTTATGAAGATGTGGTATGATATGAGAAATAAATTTATCGATATCAGAGACATGAAAAGAATTGAAAAAATCAAGATTCAAGAATTGCATGACCTGACCGCAGAACGCGATAAGAAAATTGAAGAAAATAAAGAAAAGGATAGGAAAATACGATATAATAAAATAGTTATAAAAGAAAAAGACCGACAGATAAAAGAAAATAAAATTATGATAAAAGAAAAAACCAAAATGCTTAAAGCAAATCTGATTTTAAGCACTGAACGTGATAAAAAATTAAAAGAATTGATTTCTTTAAATAAAGAAAAAGATAAAAAAATAGAAGAACTTGAAGAGATAACAAGCAGAAGAGATAAAAAAAATAAAGAATTAAACAGTATAACAAGAGGACACGGTAGGATTAAATTAACCTCAAATCAATATATAATTAGAAAAAAAAAGAAAAAACGGGTTAGAAGTAAAATAATAAAAAGGCGGGTTAAATGATTCCATCTATGAGTGGTCGTGAGATAGGCGCGGAATTAAGGATGTGGGCGTCTGAATCAATCCCAGGTACTTCGATTGTAGAATTAGGGACATGGTTAGGCGCTGGGACTGAACAATTGGCGTTAGGTGTTGAAGATTCTGGAAAGGATGTTGAAATTCACTGTTTTGATAGGTTTGAGGTCAGAGGATCGGAAATTGAAAAAGCCGCGCGCGACGGCGTTACACTGGAAAACAAACAGGATACATTACCACTGGTTAAAGAAAACCTTGAAAAATATAAGACAAAAATAATTTATCATAAAGAAAATATAACAAATATTGAATGGGATATTAAAAAACCGATTTCCATGTATGTCGACGACGTCTGTAAGAGAGACAGAAAATTTAATCATGCAATTAAAACTTTTTCACCGGCATGGATTCCGGGTAAAACTGTTATTGTTTTAATGGATTATTACTGGAGTTTGAGACACCTGAAAGAACCGGATGCCCAGTGTCAGCCTAAGTTTATGAAAAAATACGGACATTTTTTTCATCACCTCAAGGATTGGTTGGGTCTTTGCTGCGCCGCTTTTGTGTATCTCGGAGGTGTTGAGACATGAAAATATTGACGGTTTGTTTTGCAAGAAAAAACAGATATAAAAAACTTTTAACAGTTTTTAAAAAATCGCTTCATGATGTTATGCCCGGCATGTCTTATGAAATAATTAAACCTCCTTTATTTATAAATAATGATAAAAATAAATATCGGCGGATTAAAAAAGATGTAAAATATGCTTTTGATATTGCTGTAAATTATGTTTTAAAATCAAAAGAATTAATTGCTGTTTGTGACGTCGATTTAATGTTTTTAAGGTCAATAAAAAATATTGTAGACAAGGAATTTGATATCGCGATTACTGTTAGAAATAGAAACAAGGCGAAATGTAATACCGGAATTTGGTTTTATCGACCGTCGAAAAGGTCAAGATTATTTGTTAAAAAATGGATGCAAAATACTAATTATTTGATAAATAATTTTGTAGAAAAAACAGATTTCATCCGGTCACATGGTGGTATCGATCAAGCCGGCTTACATATGACCGTCGGTAATAAACTTGATATAAATTTATTGGAGTTGCCCTGCCTGGAATGGAATGCTACACAGTCGGAATGGAAAGATCTGAATAAAAAGACAAGAGTAGTACACATAAAATCAAAATTAAGACTTGCCTGTTTTGATAGACTCGACAATGAACTTTTAAAAGAAATCTTGAAACCTATAATTAAGAAATGGAAAGGATATTGTAATGATAAAAAAATATAATAAACCTATGCGCTGGGATGCAATTTTAAAAAGGTTGCCGAAAAAGAAAAAATTGAAGGGTGCCGAAATCGGAGTATTAAACGGTAACACGGCACAACGGCTATTAAATGATAGACCTGAACTCATTCATATAATGGTGGACCCCTGGAAGGTCCCACACAAAGACGATTCCTGGGCGGCCCAAAAAGATAAAAACGCATCAAAACCACAGAAAGAACATAATAAGGCATATAACAACACCTTGAAAGCTGTTAGGTTTGCGGGAAAGCGCGCCATGATTTTTAGAATGACAAGCAAGAAAGCTATTGAGTTTTTTGCGGATCATAGTCTTGATTTTGTTTTCATCGACGGGGATCATAGCTATATCGGGACAGCCCTTGACATAAAATTATGGTTGCCGAAAGTCAAGGCCGGTGGGTGGATAGGTGGACATGATTACCACCACGAAAAAAGACCGGATTTCAAAGGAATTGACGACGCCGTTGATGAGGCTTTTAAAAAAGAAGATATTGAAACCGACGTCAATCATACATGGTTTGTCAGGAGGGTGTAATGGAAAAAAATATATTGTTAATAAATTATAACAATATAAAAGATTATTATAATGATAAATGCAAGAACCTCGGTAAAGGATATCTAATAAATTTTAATGGAATTATTATTATTGATTTTCAAGGGAATGAAGAATATATATTAACAGATTTTTTAAAACGAAAAAGAAAAATAAAAAGCGGAGCAATCTATTTCCCACAAAGAATCTGCTTGATTGTAGAGGCTCCTAAAATAATAATCAGGCAATCAGTTTTTTTTCCAGAAAATAGTTTTTTTCATGTAAAAGGGGATTTGGTTTGCGAAGGCGATTTGATAATGCTGGGTGGTTTCAAAATGGATGGCAATCTTGTTATTCATGGAAAATTAAAAAGTGAGGAATATCTCTTGAGAGGAAATATCACCGTCAGGGGAAATGATTGGTGGCATAATTATTATAATAAATTAAACGATTGGAATTTTTAGATGAAAATTGATAGCTACAGCGATGAAGAAATTGAAAATAACTTAGAAAGGTTTGAGAAAAAATCTGGGTATAAATGCAATTTAAAAAACCCCCAGACATATCTTGAAAAACTCATGTATAAAAAAATATATGATAGGAATCCAGTGCTAACATTAACCAGTGATAAATTATTAGTCAGAAAATATGTAGTCGATAAAATAGGAAAAAGTTTTGAAAAACACCTCGCGAAAATAATTTATATTTTAGATAAAGATTATAAATATAATTTTTTACCGGCCCATGAAAATAAATATATATTAAAATCTAATAATGCGTCGGGTAGAATACGAATAATGGAAGCAAACACACCGATTAAAAAAAGAAAAAAAATATATGAAAAGGTCCGGGGTTGGTTTACGAAACCATACGGAGCAGAAAAGCTGGAATGGGTTTATAAACATATAACGCCTCGAATATTCGGAGAGGAATTTATTTTGGATAATAACAAATTACCACTTGTTTATAGATTTGTAACATTTTCAGGGATAGTAAAATATATTGAAATTTATGAATACAGAGAAGAAAAAGGAAAGAAATTTTTTATTGATGCTATAACGACTTATAATCGCAATTTTGAAAAATTAAATATAAAATGGAATGCCCACCTCATCGGAAAAATTGAGTTATCAAATTTTACAAAAGAATTGATTGAATTATCTGAAAAAATATGTGTGAATACTTTTGACCATTGCAGAGTGGATTTTTTAGTGTGTAAAAATAATTTTTATTTATCAGAATTAACTCACCTCCCTATATCTGGAATGGGAACAATCGTCCCTCATGAGTATGATATAGAAATGGGGAATAAATGGAAGGAACAGAAATATTAAAATGATAGTAATAGTATTAGGTATGTCAAAATCAGGAACCTCGCTTGTTTCTAAAACATTACATGATTCCGGTATTGATATGAGGCCGAAAAAAATAGGAAGTTATCAGGAAAAATGCACTTATGAAGATCAAGAGGCGGTCCAGATTTTAAAAAGAATGATGGGAAATAATATTTTACAGTCGATGTATTTACCGACTGAATTAAATATGAATAATAAAATTGCAAGAAGTATAAAAAAACTGGTTTCAAGTCGGCGGGGAAGCTGGGGAATCAAGCAGCCCTGGATGACGTTATGTTATCATTTATGGAAACCATATCTGCCGCCTCATATTGTGGTAGGTGTCAAGAGGACGCCGGAGGGTTTACTTTCATTCTGGACAAAAAGAAATAAAATGGTAAATGAAAAAGAGGTTTTGCATGTCCAGAGTTATTACAATAAAATTATTGATGATTTGAAAATACCTGTTGTGTTGTTTGAGGATTTTATCGTACATGGACCGGTTGTTTTAGAGTTGATACTTAAAACAAAATTAAAAGATGTCAGGGATAACAGAAATCATCTTGTAAAAAAAAATAGGAGTGAAAAATAATGGCAACAGCGGCAGAGATAATAAAAGTTAGACTATACATAGACGACGCCGGGTCCGATGATTTCACAGACGCGCAAATTGCTTTATTTATCGATGAGGGCAGTTCTGTTTATTATGCGGTTATTGAATTATCTAAAATATTAAAAATGAGATTGCGTAAAGAATTATTGGAGGCCGATACAACCGGCACCGAATCAACTAAGCTTGCAAGTCTTAGAAGTCGGGCAGATTTACTTGATTCACTGATTAAGGATTTCGAGAAAAAGCTTGAAGAAGAAAATGGAACGGAAACGGGGCGTTATATTGCAAGTGTCAAACCGACAATTGCCGGAGGTGATGTATGAGAATAACAAAAATGCGGGTTTTTAAAAACTCTGATAATAATAAAATCACTGGTTTTTATGGTGCAAAAATCAAGTTGTCAGGCGCCCAGAATTCAAGGGCTGTTGTAATGCCAGACAGACCGGTTTCATCAATCGCAGTACACCAAACTGGATCGGCGTTAATATATCTTACTAATTACAGTTATCAGAATATATTGAGCAATCATGCGAAATGGGTGCTTTATGATGATGTCAGCGAAATAAATACCGGTGTAACAGCCATTAAGGCGGTAAACGCCGCCGGTAATACTACAATACAGATAACTGTATTAAGGAAATTATAATGAAACATAATTTATTCGATCGAGTAACAGCGATAGTTAATAATATATTATCAGTGGTTAATGACATATTGGTAATAATTAATAGTGTACTGGTTATAGTGGTTAATATAGAAACTGTAGTAATTGCTATCGGAGATGATGTCGATGATATAGAAATAATTGTCACGGACATTCAGGGCACGGTTAACGATATTGAATCAGATGTCGATGAAATGTCAGAAGAGTTGGAGGTAATTGAAACGCATCTGCACTCCAATGAGCGTTGGTTCGAAAGAACGCCGCAAATTGACGGGGAAATTCATGTTGCCGTGAGAATCGGAACGCCCGGCGGTCTGGGCGCCTTTATCATGGACGCCGGAAATAATACATGGGGTTCCTGGATTCAAATTTTAGGGTCTTCTGATACTCCTGCGGACCCTGGAAAAGTTGCTTTTGATTTGCATAGAATTGAAATATCAAGCGCTGAAAAAAATTCTGTTTATTATATACAACTTGCCGCCGGTGTGAGTGGCGCGCAAGCCCTGATTGATAAAACTGTTACAGAATTCCCGGTAAAACCATTATCGAATCAGATCGACGCCGGTCCGGTGTTGGGGCAATCAGAGATTGCAATTTCAGGGACGAAAATATGGGCACGGTGTATGTGTCCGGGACAAAATACCGGAACTATGAATTTTTTCCCAGGCATACATGAATACGATGTGATACATGAGTAGTGGCGCCATGTTAAGAAAATATCACAAGGACCGGATAAATTTAAATCCGTTCACACTATCAGGCGATTCATACCCGTTAGTTGATAACGGGTATGAAGAAGATATTGAGGATAAGGCCGGCGTACCAACTGTGGAGAGTTACACGAATCCTGTAAGGATAAGTTTTCAGAAGAAATGGATTAAAAAAATAATGGAGGATTCATCACCTATCATATATGAAAAACGGGTATATTTCATGATAAGTGATTACCAGACCGTAGTTGACATCGGGCTTGAATTCACTTATAATAGTATTGAGTTAAAGGTGATGCAGATAAAAAAACTGATTAAATATAATACTTTAATTGGTTATGAATACGAATTAAAAGATAAGACGGAGGGTTCTGTACGTGGTTAAGGATATAAAGGTTGTGGAAAAAAATGAAATAATTGATAATAAAACGAATCTTGTAATTTTACCGCTGAATGGTAAAACTATTTTTTTAACTTTTGATGAAGCCAAAACCCTTGTGAGTATATTACGAGGTCAAATAACTATAATTGAGGGTAAAAATGTCCGTGATTCAAGTCTTCCAAAGGATAAAACTAGAATTGACCGTAAAACGGGTGGCGATGCTGGAGGCGCTGAATAGGTATTATGCGACACTGGTTTTAAATTATTTTTTGTCGGTACAACCGCCGATCATTAACGCCAGGGGAAAATACTGGTTTAATTGGACGGCGCAAGCCGCGGCCCGGATGTTTGCTGATATATTTGAAGAGGGAAAAGACATGGGTTTTTTCCTTGCGCACGGTGTCGATTATGGTGTTTATTTAACTTTGTGTAATGACCGCCGACACGACGCCTTGTGGCCGATTGTGAGAAAATTTTCAGGCCGATACCTGAACGATGTTAATAAAATTTTTGGAGGTTGAATAGTTGATTAAGGCTATTATCACACAATTGAAAACTGGATCATTAACCAGAGTATACCCGAAGGGGTCAAATATTGTGACACCTATCGCGCCGTATATTTTCGTATGGGGTCCGGCGTTCATCTCTCAAGGCGGCAACGACGGCATGGGGCAGAATCAATACATGATTTCTGTCCATTATCAAAAAGGATTTATTAATCAATTAGATGATTATATATATAACGAATTATTAACTTTGTTACATAAAAAGAAAATGATAACAAGGGATTTGCGAACCGTTACACTTTATTTGAATGGTAGCGTTTCGGAAATAATAGAAGGCAACAAAGACGGAACGATATCAAAAGAACGTGATATTTTAACCGCCGCAATATATACTTAATAAAACAGGAGGTTTCATATGGGTATAAACATTAATAAAAAAACAGCTTTTGGACCGGAGGGGTTTCTAATCGCAAGAAACAACCCGGACGGAACGCCGGCGTCACCTGACAGGGTGTTAGGATTTTACGACACAGTGGATTTATCGGCATATACAGCCGGTGGAAACGACGCCTATCTAGGTATAAAAATTGATGCAGCTGCAGAAGATGTGCAGGAAGTCGACTGGACCGCCGCACTAGATGACGAGGCGGTAACGGTGCTTGAAATGGTAACAGCAATAAATCTGGCAGGTTTCACCGATATCACGGCGTCTGTCGATGTACAAACAGACAGGCTATTAATAACATACACGGGCGCGGGAGACCCCACATTTTTACAGGTGTTTTCAGTGAATACACACCCAGATTTTGCAGCAGAACTTGATTTCGGAAACGGCCAGGAATTCGGCGGTGAAGGTCTTATATATTACGAAGCTTTTGATAATGCCCGGTCAATCGGATTACCGAAAAATATAAAAGATAGTGAAGAAATCGAAAACGAATCAGGCGACGGAACTCTAATCAGTGTTATAGTACCGGCAATTCTAAAAGGATATGATCCAGTAATTACCTGTACCGATAACGATTATAGGATCAAGCAGTTGATACAGGGAGGAATCTGGACAGAATTGACAAGCACATATACGCCGCCTTTATCTTCGCAGACTCGAAAGCCTATTTTTTCAATACATCTTTTCGCGCCGATATATAATAAAGGCACGAATCAGAGAGAAGACGAGGCCGGATATCTGTACAAAAGAATAAATTCTATTACCGGGCTTGAAGGCGACGGAACTTTTGACACCAAAACGTTACAGGAAACATTATACAACTGTAAGGCGACGGAATACGAAGACGAAAATGATGTCAAACAGGTTTTTTATGTGGATCACAGTTTATCGAATGATGAATTCACGGCGTTGGATGTGGAAAATATCGAACCTTACACGGATATAAGCACCTAAGAAAATGGATAAAGAAAGTAAAATTGATATTAAAAACAATCGTCCTCCTGTTGGATATAATCCTATATCTGAAATCAGGGGGGCGATGTTCCATGAAATTGTGGTTCCTTTTAATGGCTCCCCGGTGTGGTGTTATGTTACATGTTTGAACATGATACAGATAAAATCCTGTGGGAATATATCATGTTTATATTTTCAGGATGAAAAAGAAAAAGACAAGGAATTTGATATCATTAAAATGATAGAAACAAAAAACGCGCAGGAAGCACTTATAAAATTAACACTTGTAAAGCCATCTTATAACGAAATCGTTGGAATGATAACGGAAACTAATTTTTTAATTTCTGAAAAAAAACAGACATTAAATAAAATATCAGAAGAAATAAAAAAGGTGTCTGATAAACGGGAACAAAAAAAATTAGAAAAAGAGGCGGAACAAATTGAATTTTATCTGGGTTTCCTGTTGCCTGACGACGCAATGGGGTTTTTAACTTCATGGGCGCTGGGTGTTGAAATAACGGATATAAAAAAATTATCTAGAGAAATGATTTTTAACGCTGCTATTATGGCAAGTAATGGCAAAGACAATCCGTCAGACCATTTAACAGGAATATTTACAGATTTTCAAAAAGATGATATCAATAATCATGCCTGGCATATATATAACCAATTTGTAGAAGATAAGAAAAGAGAAAATAAATTAAAAAAATCAGGTTATAAATGGTATGGCGCAAAGGGGAGAAAAAAATAAATGGCTGTTGATGCTGGCACGATTTATTCATCGATTAGAATAAGACTTGCGAATTTATCAGGTGATATCGCTTCTGTAAAATCAAAATTAAATAATATGGTAACAACATCGGCGAAACAATCAAAGGGGTTTGCTGGATTCTGGAAAGGTGCTTTTCAGACGGCTTTTGGTTTCGGTGCAATACAATTGATAACGCGGTTAGTCGGTGCGATAAAAAACGCAATCGGGGTATTTTCTGGTTTTCAACAAAGCATGAAAAATGTCCAGAGCGTGACACAGGCCGTCGGTGAAGAATATAGAAAAATGGAAGCCGCAGCGAAAAAGATGGGTGAAACAACCAGATTCACGGCAAGAGAAAGCGCCGACGCGCTTTACTTTTTAGGTTCCGCTGGGTTTTCGGCACAACAAAGTATAGAAGCATTAGACGGAGTATTACAACTCGCCGGCGCTACACAATCGGACCTCGCAAGTACTGCGGAATCGGTGGCGGCGATAATATCTCAATATAGTCTGGAGGCGGCGGAGGCTACGAGAGTGTCAAATGTATTTGCCGCCGCGATTGGTAACAGTCAAGCAACCATGCAGAAACTTACCGACGCATACAGGCAAGTCGGACCGGTTGCCGCCGGTTTCGGAATGACAATTGAAGAAACAACAGGCGCTTTACAATTGTTTTTTAATGCCGGTTTCAAAGGTCAACAGGCAGGAAGGGGTTTAAAATCCGCACTTGCCGACCTCGCCGCACCGACCGCAAATATGAGAAAAATATTTGCTAAACTTGGAATTGAATTAAACAAGGTAAATCCAGAATTTAATTCTCTTGATGACATTATTGATGTACTCGGAAAAAGTGGCGCAACCACTTCAGATATTATATCAACTTTTGGAAAGGTTGCCGGTCCACAAATGGCCGTCTTGATTCGTGAAGGTGGTAACGCTTTACGGGAATATACCGACGCCGTTACTAATACAGAGGCCGCCGCCGAGGCGTATGCAATACAGAATGATTCACTTGCCGGCTCAATTGATTTTTTAAAATCGAAACTGGAAAGTACAGCAATTTCACTTTTTGAAAAAATGGAACCCGGTATGCGGGATTTAATAGATACATTTATTACTTTACTCGATACATTAAAACCAGTAGCAGAGTTGCTTGGTTTTGTTTTAAATTTATTATTTAAAATGGTTTCTTTTCTTGCTAAAATTGCACCGGTAACGAAAATACTGGAAGGATTGTTGTTAAGTTTTAAAAACCTAAAAACACCTATGGAAAAAACCGCTGAAAATTTTGATAAGGTTAGGGAATCATTAAAAAGGATATCAGAAATTGATACAACAATAAACAAACTTGAAAAGTTAACGGATGAATTTGACAACTTGTCGGCTAAAACGAATTTGTCAGAAGAAGAACAAAAGAGATTAAAAGAAGTTATAAAAAATATAGGTGAAATAGTTCCGGATGCCACGACAGCATGGGACGCCTATGGAAACGCCATCGAAATAAGCACCGAAAAAACAAAAGAGGCCGGACTGCAATTATTGAAAACAAGAGAGGCGTTGCTACTCGAATCAAAAACACGACTTGAAATTCAGAAACCTATACTTAGAAATATATTGAGACTTGAAAAAGCAGACGCCGAAAAAATAAAAACAGACCGTGAAAATATAGCTCGTGAGGCGAACATCGCAGAAAGAAGATTATCTGTAATTGAAACTTTTAGGCTTAAATATAATAAAGCAATCAAAGACGAAGAAGAATCCACAAACGCCTTTCTTTCCGTCAATGCTGAATTAGAAAAAAAATTAAAAAACGTAGGAATCACTCTCGGCACGGTAGGCGGAAAAACGAGAATACTTGGGCAAGGTTTTAAAATCCTGAAGGAGGCCGAAGAAGAAGCGAATGATACATTAAATAAACTTATTAAAACTCTAGACAAGGAATCAGAGGTAGAATTGAGAGTAAGAGGAGCAGAGGAAACACTGCAAGAATTGGCAGACCTTGAAAAGCAATTGACTTCTGTTAGATTTTCCTTAAAAAAACTGAAAGAAACCGAAACCGAAACCGACGCCCCGGATATTCCAGAAGAGATGCAACAGACATGGAAAGATTTTCTTGCAGAACTTAAAAAGGCAACAGAAGAGGCGAAGCTGTTTGGTGATAAACAGGACGTCTTAAAAGCGAAAATTGATTTTCTTAAAAAAGCATATCTCGAATTAAAAGAACAGGGGTTAGAACCAACCGGGGTATTGATGACAAAAATTAGAAATGAATATGATAAAACTGTGACGTCATTAGATAACCTGATTCAAAAAGAAAAAGATGACCTTGAAGCAAAGGAAAAAAAGGAAAAAATACAGACCGATATAAATAAGATAATAGAAGATTATAATGACAAATTATTAAAACTCGGAAAAACAGAAGATGAATTAATTGACATTCAGAGAAACGCAGAAATTGCAATTGTTGAAGGAATGAAAGCAACAGACGACGCCACCAGAGCCGCAACCGACGCCATAAATAATTATTATGATAAACTTAAAGAAAATTCAGAGGAAGCAACCGACGAATTTACAGAAAATACAAAGATTGTTTTAGACGCCGCCGAACAACTGGCGACGGCGTTAATTGGTTTGTTTTCAGCAATTACAGAAAGCAGACTTGAAGACCTTGACAGACAGATGAAAGCTGAAATTGAGGCCGCTGGACTTTCAGAAGAAACCGAAAAAGAAAAGCTTGAGAAAAAGCTCGAAGAAGCTGAAAAAGCCGGAGATGAAGAAACCGCAAGAGAGGCGCAAGACGACCTCGACCGGTTAGCAATCGAAGAAAAATACGAAAAACAAAAAGCTGAAATACAATATAAGGCGGCGTTGATGGAATGGAATTTAAAAATGCTTGCCGGGATTGCATCAGCTGCCCAGGCTGTTTTATCAGGATTTTCTACACAGCCATTTATTCCAGCAGGACTTGCAGCCGGTGCGCTTGCCGGGACGTTGGGTGGAATTGAAATTGCATCAATCGCATATTCAAAACCAAAAGCACCTGCTTTTGAATCGGGCGGTTTATTTCTGGGACCGGGACACGGTGACCGCGCCGGAGCGCCGGCGATGTTGCACGCCCCAGAAATGGTTTTAAATTCCGATCAAATGGGTAATTTATTTGATGCGATTAATTCTGGAAATCTGGGAAGCGATAACCAGTCAATAAATGTTACTGCTATATATCAGGTCGATGGGATAGAAATGGCACGCATAACAGAGCGCGCCGCGAATAATGGACAAATAACTTTCAAACCTGATAGGGCGTTAAGGAAATAAAATGATAGTAAGTTATGACAACGTTTTAAAAAATGGTACAATAGCCGCAACGAATGAAAATATAAATAGACCGGTGTCAAACATAATACATAATTTTCTTGAGCTTGCTTTTTACGCAACTGGACAGAATTCTGTCATTACTATTACCCTGGATGATGTTAGTGATATCGATCATATAGCCTTTGATTATCACAATATTGATAATATGACTGTTAGGTTTTACGATTCGCTAGCGGCGTTAATCGATACCGAAATTATAACGGTGGGAGAAAATTGTAATTTTCATATCTTTGATACCGTTGAAGATGTCAAGGAAATCACAATTACTATTGATACCCTCGCCGCCTTTTTATATGTTGGCGGAATTTCTATGGGTGAATATTTTGAAATCCCGAATTTCCAGCAATCATTAAACGGAGAAATCGGAATTTTTGATACTGATTTCACATCCGGCGGAGGACAATCAAGCGGAAATAAAAGGAGAAATCTTTTCACATACCGGCTATCGTTCGCCGATATCGATAACACCGATAAAATATTAATTGATAATTACCTCGACGCTGTTCAGAATTCGACACCGCATTTTATAGATTTTTATCAGGATGCTCATACTTATTTTTTACCTTTTTACGGAAAATTACAGATTAAATCTGTATCGACCGTGAAACGAAGAATTTCGACGTGGCGATGGAATATAGAAATGATTTACAAGGAGGCTAGATAATGGCTATAGAATTAATAATGGCGCCGACAGGTGGCGCGCCACTAGGCACGGCAGATTATAATTCCCAGAATGTTATAATTCAGGCGTTGTTATACCATTTGATGCAAAAAACAAGACACCTTAGTGAGTGGGATTCTCTTGTAAAACCTGAACTATTGGAAAATGTTTACATACAACACGGCGGCGCATTATTTCAGGTAAAAACAGAAGATTATACAATAACTGGGGCGCCCGCCGACGATCACGTATATGTAAAAATAACACGGACAGCCGACGAACTTGACGCGGCTTTTGTAAACAGCGCCGCAGGGTATAGCTGGAATAATGTTTATAATGGTTTTTATCATGCCGACGGGACTCAATTATTACTTTACCTTGTATGGCTAGATACTGGAGATTATTATAAATTTAGAATTGAAGATACTATATATTTGAATAAACCCGTTATGACTGAAATGTTTGTTGATAATGGATATGCGGGCGGGTCAATAGAAATCGAGATAGGATTGACATGGGTACCTCCATCGGGTTTATATAATTTTGCCGCTCCTGGCGCTGAAATTGAAGTCGAACAATACATTGCGGGTAATTGGCGAAACGGCCCTCAGATAGGAATAGGATTCACGTTAATTTGTGATGGGACAAATCAGAGAATTCGAAATAATAAGGCCGCACCGCTTACAATATACTGGCAAAGATTTGATTTTTTTAATTTCTTAAATTTAATTTAAGGTAAATATGGCTGATTTTTTTTGCGTAGTAGAACATATAAAATATTATACTCTTGATAACGATTTATTGATATATCACAACGCTTTTGTTTATAAAGCTGAATTAAAAACCGCAACCATACTTGATTCGTATTTCACCACGTTATATGGTGCCGCGGATGATACCGGAAAAGAAACATTAAATATTAAAGGTTGTATAGTCGACATAACAGATTTTTATTCCGTTCAAACATCTTTAATTGATTGTGAAGATAACGAATCAAGTATGTATTTTGATATTGAAAACCAGTTGTTTTATATCCATCTCGAACATTCTTTAAGCCCTTATAATTGTCAAATAGAATTGGGGCGGGTGTTTGGTTATACTAACGACAGAATAAGAAATTTTAACGATATAGATTATTTACCACTAGTCAAATCAATTCCTAATTTTTCAATAAAAGTTGATCCCTTGA